TGCTCCTGAATTTTGCTCAGCAGGTACAGCTTCAATCATTGCTGTTTCTAAATAGTCATCGAATCTAAGTCTTGTTTCATGCTCAGATTTTAAATACCATAGGTATCCTGTTGCACCATCTTCAGTAGTAATTTCTACCCATCCGATTTGTGCCATATCAGATCCAGATACATTGTACGTATCTTTGATGATAATAGGCTTGTTTTCAAAAATGAAGTCATTAGCTTCAAGAGAACCAACCATTCCTGCTGTTCCTTTTCTGAATTCTGATCCGTAAATAAATACAGTAACATCAGCGTTACCAGCTCCTGTTCCGTTAGTAACAAGACCACCTGCTTCATAAAAATCAGCTGTGAATTTACCAGGTGCCGTAGTATTGTCCACAGCACTTACAACTGCTTTGTTAGAACCAGATCCGTCATTTTGAACAATCATTACTGTTTGTCCTACTCTGATAACTTGTTCTGCAGATGTGGGGTCAAGCGTATCATTGACTTGAAATTGTACTTGATCATCTGTTGCAGATCCTGTTGAACCTACTTGTGTGTATTTAGTATGTAACCTACCTTGCTCTGCCCATTTGATAAGGTCAGAATTGGTTGGCATTTCCGCTCCTACCATACGTAGGAAGGAAGAAATTGTTCTATTACCATAACGCTCAAACTCTTTTTCATAAGTATCAGGTAGATACTGATTCAAAAAGTCAAAATTAGTTATGTAGTTTTCCGTTGTCGGAGTTCTCTCAGAACTCGGTGTCAACGCAAATGTTGGAATCGTTTTTACTTGTCCAGGCATAATTTTTAATTTTTAAATTTTACATTTTTTTAATACTCTTAATTCTCAGACCACGGCTTGAAGGCTGTGATACTGATTTAACCTGAAGCCCTCCTTTTGTTGATACTTCGGGTGCACTACGTTCAGTCATTTCGACATTTTTTGTTTTACGCATTACATCCTCTGTCGCAAAAGATTTGCCTTGCTCATAAAAGAACGTAGCAAATTTTTCAGGATTCATGGCTATGGCTAGAGATCTGTGATACCCCTCAGCATCTTTAAGCATTCCTCTTTCATCCAAATATTTACTAATAAAATTAATTGGAGTCTCTTGAGATTTTCTTAGTTCTGCTGCCGTACCTGGAGAATAAGTAAAATTATTTTCGCCTATGGTGAATTTAAAACCTTTAAACTCAGGAGAAAATAGTTTGTCGCTTTGTGATCTAAACCACTCCGACTTTCTAGAATTTTCTTCTTCTCTAGATTTAGCCTCATTAATGTATTGCTTATAAGCTTGATAGTCTTTATCATTTGCGCCTGAACTTTCCCTTGACTCAAGAGGTAGTTTGTATTTTTGTTGCTCTTGATAGAAAAACTTTTTGGCTTTAGCAACCATTTTTTTCTTTGCTAGTTTAATCTTTTTAATAACTGCAGGTTCGTCAGAATCTTCGTCATATACATACTCTTCCATCAGGTCGCTTATGTCTTCGGGATCTAAACCCTCTTCAGTTATTGTTAGATATTCTCTAAGCAAATTGTCAGGGCTCACATCAGAATAATCCTTTTGTAATTTAAGATAATCACTCATAGAGCGCCCTGTTTCTTTTTTATATTTGAGGTAAGCTGCTACATCCTCGGCTAAAGGCTCTTGCTCTTCACGTTTAGCTTTGAGCTCCTCCAAAGAGTTAACCTCTTGTCCCCATCTATTTCCAATATATGAAAGAACATCTTCTTCTGATATTTCAGAAGAGCTTTGTACTTCTTCGGTTGTTTGCTCCTCTATTTTATTGTCTACAGGTGCATTCTCTTCAACCGTATTTTTTTCTTCTGTAGCTTCAGCTACATTATTTTCTTCAAACTTTATTTCCTCTTGTTTACCAGATACTTCTGGCTTATTATCAAGGTTTTCGTTCTTATGTTGTTGCTCATGTTTGTCTAAAAGTTCTTGTTCAACTTCTTGTTTCGACTTTTCTTTGACCTCTGTGAGCTCTCTTACTTTAATTTCCATTTGATTAGATTAAATTTATACAAAGTTAAATAAAAAAAATATACGTTTTTAGCGTGGTTCAAACTCAGCGAGATCAAAACCATCTAGTGAATCTTCATTAGATTCAAAGTTTTTTGGAGGTAGATTGTTTTTTCTTTGGTTAATAAGCTGTGACTGTTGAGAATTTTGCTGACTTATTCTTTTACTTTTAGCCTCTTCACGTGCTCCTTCTCTAAAAGCTAATGCATTTTCAGAAACATTTCTCAGTTGTTGATTGTAAGCGAACTCTTGACGCATAAGCTGTGATTTAAGTTGAGCTTCACTTTTTTGTTTTTCTATTTCAAAAGCTATTTCAGCTTGCTTGACTTTCATCTTACTTTCAGCTTCCATATTGATTTTTTGAATAGCCAATTGAGCAGCCATCTCTTGAGACTTAAGCTGTTGCTGAGCAGTCATAGCTTGCTTTTGCATTTCATTTTGCTGATCTTGCTCTTGCTTCGCTTTTCTTTTTACTTTTAATAACTGATTGGCTAATTTTAAATTTTTGATTTCCCTTATATCTATAGCATCCTCTAAATTAATATCTTGTTTTGATAAAGCCATTTGAATGTTTTGCTCTAGCATAGCTTTTTGCTCTTCGTCCGGGGAAAGCTCAATAAATACACCAAAGTCATATATATATAACTCTGATATTTCTTGTAGTATACTAACATTATACTTCCCTATTTTGTTTATAAAATCATCTTTGAAGTCTGAATATTCTAATATATCTGCAATACGATAAGTTAGAGCTTCAGCTAGAGACCTGTAAATGTATAATCCACCATCTAATATATGACGAGTTGCTGTGTTAGAATTAAGCGCAGCTAGTTTCTGTACTCCAACTAAAGCTTCAGGGTTTGGTGTTGAACCATCTCGAGCTTCATTTAAACCAGTTACAGCTCTTATCATATCTAAATAATGATTGTAATTAGCTATCAGCATTTGTGTTTTAGATGCACCTGAATTAGATGTTAATTGTTGTATTGGTGTTCTAGCTTGATTAAAATCACCTTCTTGAGTATAGCTTCTACCTACCACACTACCAGTTTGAAAATATAAACGAAGTGCATCTTCTGGATTATACGCTGCTCCTGTGCCTAAGTCTACTTCATTTAAACCATCTGCGTCAATATATACACCGTCAGGAACTGTTCTAGCAATAACTTGTTGTAACTTTAAATGTGTTATCTGAATTAAATCAGCAAAAGGTATCATTCGTCTTACCAGGGATTCAATATTTCCTTTGTACATTCTAGGTGCTACCGCCACGTAATTAGGTAAAGCGTGCTGTGTAGCGGACTTGGGACGGACCATATTTTTGGCTAGTTCCCATTTGAGTATAATGTTTGTACCCATGACCATAATACCATCATACCAAACATCAATAGTTTTTTCTATTTTTTCGAAATTACCTTCCTCGACCATTTCATCAGGCGGATTAAAACTATCGTCCTTTTCAATCATTCTGCTTCCACCGCCTTCAAGTTTCTTTTTTTTGTAAACTATTTTTTTAGTTGTCTTATAGTTAAAGTATAACAAAGTACAAGTATCTCTGTAAAAAATATCGTTTTCATAGTATTGGGCTGTATTAAAATAATCATACCAACTTTGACTGTACTGAGCTATTTTTTCTAAATCATCGTTAGTTAAAGTAGGATCTATTTTCATAAGCTCCGTGATACCTACAGTTTTAATTTCACCCCAATAAAAACAATCCTTGAAAAAAGGATCTTCTGTGTAACTATAAACAACATTTGCAGGGTCTACGTAAGATAATTTTACCCCTGAGCCAGGAAGAAACTCATGTTTAGCCATACCTACACCTACAACCATCTGATCATAGTCAATACGTTTTCTTATATCTTCATAATGATTTTCAGCAAACATAGTGTCAATAGCTTCTTCTTCAGCTATCTCTATCGCTGGCTTGTAATTAAGATTCATGTATAATGAAAGCTCCTCATCTGTTGCCGGAAGTTCATCCGGATCAACTATAAAAGGATCATATCCAGTTTTTTCTTTAACAGTAGTCAGTATCTGTTTTGCCGCCATTTGTCCCTCGACCATATCTTGATACTTGCTTCTTTTGGCTTGAGATAAAGCATCCTGAGCGTATGCTTTTACTTTGAATATACGCTCAGAAAGCCCATTAACCACAATATCAACAAATTTAGGCAAGATTGGAACTGGAGTCCAATCTAGGTTTAAATACGAAAGATCGCCATCAACAGCTAATTCGTTTTTATATTTAGCAATTGACTGTTCTCCTCTTGCATATAAGCGTAGTCGATTAAAATCTCTCCACTGTGTATAGTAACGGCAACCATTTGAATCTTTTCGAAACCATTCATATTGAATAGCTTGTCCTATTTGAAGTCCGTATTCTTCTGTTTCTTTTTCAGCATCTGATGCATATTGATTAGGAAATCCAACAGATGCAATATTTATACTAACTTCTCTCATTTAACTAATTCACTGAAATTTCCTGTGTTACTATATCTTGCAAAGTTAAGACTTATTTTTGATTGTTTTTGAATAGGTAAATATAGTGATTTTTGATTTGCCATAATTGCTAGCCCTGAGCTGATGGTGGCGTCAAATTGAGTACGGTTACTTATATCAAACCTTGCCCATTCCTCCAGAGTTCTAGTAAATAACATAGATCCCATCGATGTTTGTTCTCTATATGTACCTTCTAAATCTACTCCTATATATTTTTCTATATATGACTCTATCGCAGATGCATGAGACTGCTTGACATCTTCTGAAGTATTAGGTATACCGCCTATTTCTTTTTCAGTCTTAGATAATTTATTATAATGCCTATCAGGTCTATTCATACAGAATCCTCTATAACCTCTATTTTTAAAATGATACAGTAAACGTGGTTTATTATTCTCTATTAAAATAGGCATACTATAAAACACACATGCCATTAACACCTCCTCAAAAAATATCTCCGCTGTTTGTGGGCGAGCTACGTATTCTAAAAAAAATTCATTGCTTGGAGCGTGATCCATATTGTATTTTGTTAAACCATGTAATGCCCCGTTTGATCCTCTTCCGCCTACTGTTCCAGATATATCGTAACTATCACAACCAAAAGCTCCAATGTGCTCATTAACAGGATAATATACACCGTTTCTATTTTGTGTTTTATTAGCTAACTGTTTGTTTGGAGTCCATGATACCCTAAATCTTCCCTGTGGGTCTGGTGTCCATATAACCTCGGTATCTTTTACACCATCCTTCCAATAAAACTTACCTGTTGTTACGTGCTGGTTCATTATTAACGAATCATTATAATCTATTTGTTGATATATCTTTGTCAAGTTAAATAGACTACCCTTGCTTTCATCTCTAAACGCATGGCTTTCAGTTCGAGGAAACTGTCTATAAAACTCATTTAAAGCATCTGGATCTTTTTTTAACGAATCCACCTCAGCCTCCCAATAGTCTATAGCTCCATTGTATATATATTCATTATCCACACCCAGAACTGGTTCTATTGGTGTATATAAAACAGGCATCCCGTAACGATCTATAAATCCTTCCATATTCCATTCCATAGGAATAAATAGACTATACATTCCGCTTTTTGTCTGACCGTTTGCATTTCTTGTAGATAAGTTAGAATCTTCGTATAGTTTCTTGAAGTTTTCTCCCCCCTTACTCAAAGCATTTGATGTAGATCCCATCATACATTTTCCAATTATCTTGCTTCCAAGCCTCAAACAAGTTTTAGTTACACGCCAATTGTTTAATATGTTATTTGGTTTAATCCATTTACCACTTTCATCATGTACTAGAAGTAATAGCTTTTCACCATCGTAAGAGTTTTCATCAGTATTCTTCCAATCTATTGTTGTGTCTAATCCATACAACTCTTCATCTACAATGTCGTACATATTTTTTTTGGTTATTTTACTTGCCGGTATACGAAATGCTAGCTCTGTTTTAGGTTTGTCCATACCATCCTGTATCGGCTTGAAAAAAAACGGAAGCCTACTAGATATAGGTACTACTTTATCAGTAAACATCTTTTTTGCATCAGCTCCGGTTTTAGATAGTATACCAACTCTAGAGTCCTTGGCTAATGTTCCAGTGTTGATGCACTCAGAGGAGCCCATATAAGAAAACCCTGATCGTCTTATCTTTAAATAATCCAACCCAAAGCATCTATTATCGGCTTTGCATGCTTCCCAAAACATAAAAAATATACGGTTAGCTTCTCTAAAGTCTGGATAGCCTACATCAATACTAGTCCATTGTAAATACATATAGTGAGATCCTGTAATGTATGTAGGTATACCGTTATTATTAAACCAATACCCTTCTTCTCTTCTATCAAACTCTTTTTCTATGTAGTCAATCCATTTGTTTTTAAACACTGAGTTCATTTCGTTCCATTGAAATATAGATTGAATTTTAGACAAACTTTTATGTAGAGGAGCTCGCTCCCAATATTGTTGCGATTTTGTTTTGGATCTACTGTATATTT